ATGATGGATTGCATTTGCAATCAAAAAGATATTTGCTATGACGGCTTGTACGATGAAGAGAGTTCGGATCAAAGCGACTCTATCAGACTCGTGATCACAAGGAGTTGCTTTTTCACCTAAAGCTTTTGCCCAAATACGCCACATAATAATTTCCATGAATAAAGCGAAGCGACAGACCTATTGCTGGTTGGGCAGGAGTACCACTCCCTAGGTCTGTCGCTTCTTCGGTGGTTCAGCAGTTCAGGTAACTAGAAGTTATAGCGACCCTCATAGTGTGCCTTGAATCCAGAGATGCACCTCCATCATCTTCCACTGATTTCTATGTGTTAAATTAGAACCTTACACCTACACCAACCAGTGCACCGTGACGACCAACTGCACCAGCAAAGTCGGTGAAGCGGTATTCTACCTTAGTAAAAACTGGTCCTGCAAGTCTGGCTTCAAGACCTCCACCGACAGTCACGCCGTCGAGGTTAGGTGCATTGCGACAAACTGCTGGACGATTTCCAGCGGCAGGTGTGCAAGTTTGAGGACGCTCAAGATCAGTGTAACCTACACGACCATAAGCAAGAACGTTCTTATTCAGAGCATAACCAACGCGAGCTGCAGCTCCAAGATCAGCACGTTCAAAAACATTGGCAGCAGTAGCTTCTACGCCAATAACAACCTTACCAAACTGTAGGTCATAACCAAGAGCAGCACCATATGCAACATTAGTGGCATCAACGCCAGCTGTTACATCATCACCACCTGCAGTTACTTCTGCACGTACACCGGCAAAATCATTTGCCATGGCTGGAGTAGATACAAATGCAACTACAGTAGCAAGAGGAGCGAGATACTTTTTCATACATTTACCCTTTATTGTTGTTGAGGTCGGCAGTTTCAGACGTACCGAGGTCTCATGAATGTAATCATTACACTCAAACTGGCTCCCCGAGATGGGTTCGAACCACCGGCCAGGTGATTAACAGTCACCTGCTCTACCACTGAGCTATCGGGGAATAAACTTTATTTTAAATTCTTTAATTCTGTATTGATATACAACTGAGCCGAATTCATAATAGTGCGAATCGCTACCTTCTCGGCAGGCGTTGCACCGAGTGCTTGAACATAAAGATTGATATCAATCGACTGTGCACCAGGACCACCATCTTCGTCGAGAGTGTGTTCACTGACATGCATTTCAACTTTCTTAATCATAATATAATCCTATTTATATGCTGTTACTATCTTTGTTCATTTCCATTTGCTTCATGATACGCTGCTCTTCTTTCAAGCGAGCAGCTTTCGTGGCAGGAGTTTCCATTGTCTTTTCTTTATGTGCTTGACGTTCTTCGGGTGTCATCTTGTTTGTCATATCAAGGATGATGTTAAACAAGCGACTAAACTCAGAAGAGTTCGGAAAGTAGCGTTGAACCGATGCGAAGCGAGTTTCAGCCATCGTCAAGTAATCAGAATTAGTCATAATCAATCTCCCGTTTCTATTATTCAATCTACAACATAATGCATAATTTGTACACTAAAAAACGCACATAGCTAAAAATAAATGGTGCCCCCACGACGACTCGAACGCCGGACCTGATGATTACAAATCAACTGCTCTACCAACTGAGCTATAAGGGCATTAAACTAAATTAGAGAAGTATATTCACCATGTAAACCTTTAATATGCACATAATGATACATTGCATTTTGCTCTAATGGTATCTTTTGATAGTACGTAATATCAAATCGTGTAAGATCTGATAACGTCATATTAGATTTATGCTTCTCATAAGGATTACCTTCGTGATTTCCTTGATTAACATTTGTAGGCCACGCAATAATAATATTACGCGAACAATATGTCAAGCACTCTAAAGTATCAATAGCTTCACTGAGATAAAGATGTTCGAGCACATCGAAACAAGTAATTAGATCATAAATTTTATTATCTTGTTTAGTAAACTCTTGAATCTCCATCTTATGAAGAATATGATATTTATCCTGCAACTTGTATGCTGACCAGTACTTTTCAGTAGGCTCAACTGCTTCGAGCACAGCACGAGGAGCTGCTCGCTTAAACATATCGCTGTATGAACCAGAACCACATCCTACATCTAAAATATAATTTGGTGCAATCTTGCTAATATGGTTTTCTAGTGTGTTATTAAACACGCCAACTGACCATGGCATAATACTATCCTTTAATAATGGCGGCGGGTGGTAGGAATTGAACCTACTTCTCAAGGTTTTGGAGACCTGCGGATTGCCGTTTTCCTTCACCCCCACAAACTGGTGGACACTCCGGGGCTCGAACCCGGGACCTACAGGTTAAAAGCCCGTTGCTCTACCTACTGAGCTAAGTGTCCGTTAAACTTTAAATGTAGATCCGATCTGGTTCATGATCGATAGGAGCGCCAAGTACTCGACGCTCGATGAAGTAAAAATCGATGAAATGATCACCGTCACGAGTATACTCATCATGAGCAGAGCGAAGTTCTTCTTCAGAAGCGTACACACCCAACAAAGCAGAACCTTCGTATTCCCAACCACCTAATAATGCAAATATTTCCATGACAATCTCCATTCGTTATTATTCATACTACCAAAGTTTTAATAATTTGTACACTAAAAAACGCATCGAATAAAAAATAAATGGTAGGGGCAGTGAGACTCGGGCCGAGACTGATCCCTATTAGTCTGGCACTTCACTAAGTTTCTTGCGAATGGATGTAATTATTTTCTTATGTGTACCAGAAAGAACTCTGTTTTTCTCGATGGTATCTAACACACCAAGAGTCTCATTCTTGTATTTCTTTCTCCATTCAGGAGTCTTGGCTCGTGTAATGTCTTGCACATTATGAAGTCTGTCTGCAAGTTTAACAACTAGTGCCCAGCTGCTCATTTTCAATAGCTTCTTTGACATGTAGGATGTTTTGCCTACCTTATCAATTTCATCTTTATCCGAAGTAAGCTCTTGAACCAATGCCGCAACCAATCCACCAAACATCTTTTCAAGATCCTCGTGAGTGGTATCACTATCTTCAATTGTATCATGTAGTAATGCAGCAGAAACAAGCGCATCCAAATTATGTGACTTCTTAAACTGCTTTACGATATTAGCCACAGCCTGTGGATGCGTTACGTAAGGCTTGCCGCCGGATCGTGTTTGGCCATGGTGAGCCGTAGCAGCATATGCAAGCGCCGCTCTACTGTCTTCATCTAGTTGCTCATACAACTTTTCATGAATTACAAATTGCAAAAATGATTCCATTAAAACTCTCCTAAAAGAGTATTTATTAATTTAAATTGGTAGGGGCAGTGAGACTCGAACTCACACTGGAGGGATTTTAAGTCCCTTGTCTCTGCCGTTGGACTATGCCCCAGTAGATTACCATTCGGTGATCGCCTCAATTCCTTTTTTCCGATAATGCTGCCTCCAGTAAAAGCACTCATCCATCATAGCATGACCGCTGTGGTTCTTATACTCAATCTTACGAAGAACCTTATTGGTTTTAGCGTTGCGAATGGTGAGAGTGTAGTTGAGCATTTTCGTTTCCTTTCTGATTATAGATTCATCTTACATCAGAAATGAAATAATGTACACCAAAAAGTGGTGATCCCGGCAGGATTCGAACCTGCGGCCCCAAGCTTAGAAGGCTCGTGCTCTATCCAGCTGAGCTACGGGACCTTTAACTGTTAGGCGATACGACCTATTCGATGAAGGAGGTTAGCCACCTTCATGAGTTCGGTCGAAGCATTTCGCTCGCTCTCTTCGGTACTCACAAGCATATCTTTATAATAACGAAGAGCACGCTTCAACAAATCCATATCTGCAGGAGCAAACGTTCCACCTTTATTTTCATTCGGCATTACTTCGACTCCAATAACCAGTTATTCGCAGTATCCATCCAATCGAGTGCTTCGACAGGAATCGATTCGCCGCGACGCTGCGCGTTCAGAAGATCGCAAAATGTATCTTCGACGGCCTTCGGATTTTCCATTGTTGGAAATGCAAAAAGTTCGACGTTCATAAAATAATCTCCTAATAATATATATTCAACTTATCGCGATGTATAGTCGTAAACAGTAAAATGAGTTGCGTCGGCAATCAAACAATCTTGCATCGCACGATGGCGCGAACGAAGATAAGTAGTCTTATCGTTGCGAGTCATTTCGCGACCGATTGCGACGCTGCGAGGGCCACGATAGCGAATACGGATAGTCGTATCGGAGGCACGATAGGCGGCACGGACTTCTTCGAGTTTTGCGATCGGAATCCAATAGGCTAGAACGGGGTAATAGTTTTTACCGCTCGCGAAGGCCGGTTCCGCGGCATACGTGGATTCGATTTGTTCAATGGTAAGAGTCATAATATATTCCTTTCAACTGATAATATCATTCTACCACAGTTTGGCATTATTGTACACCGGTATTTTACTCTGATAACCACTTGGAGATTGAACCAAACTTAAGATTAAGTTCATGCTCAAGAATCTCGAGGCCATAGAATTCGAACTCTGCAGCGCGAATGCCTTCGGCTTCGGCGATGATCTCGATCGCACGTTCGCGAGTTGTACCTTGGACGATTTGCATCGTCTCTTCAACGCGAGCAACAAACTTGTCGAAGTAGATCTGTTGATACTCAGCTTCACTCTCGATTTGCTTATTAAGCATGTGCGAGAGAGCCTCGAAGTCGGTATCGAATTCTTCGACCGACTCAAAGGTAGGATTATAAGGACGGCATCCGTATACTTCTTTATAGAGGTCGGAATAAATCGAACCGTCTTTTGAGTTGGTTGCAGCATCAATATCACGAAGAGTAAGCATATCATTTTTCCTTTTCATCATCATATACCCAGGATACAACGTTTTGACAATAATGTACACAAAAAAACGCACTCGGAATCATCCAAGCGCGTTTTAGTTTTGATTTAAATCAATGACTTATTTTTTGCGACCGATATTATATTTCGTCACAAGGCTCCATTCGTCTTTTTCTTTGAACGGAAGAATTTTAATCTGATTCAGAGGCGTCAGAGGCTCTAAGATCTTATCAGCCTCAACGACTGCGATGAGTCCCCAATCAGATAGAAGTTTGACTATCGTATTTCTTCGACCTTTGTCTTCTGTAGAGAAGTCTGAAGGTTTACCGTCAAGAGCAAAAAGCTCTTTGAAATGGACGATATAATATTTGCCTTGTTTGTGTAGGATATGGCAAGACTGATAAAGAGTCTTGTCCTTACGAGAAGCCACGCCGATACGAGTCAGAGTTTCACGAACTTTTAGGAAATCATCCTCTTCGCCGAGCCTCACTTCAATTAAACTTTCTAAAACACTCATGTTTCACCCTTCTGAATCTTTTTCTTTATTATTTTTATATGTTCAGAGGAGAGGATATCAAGAGCTGCCTTGGCAGCATGACGGTTATAACAGTAATACTCTGCAACCGCTTCGAGATCTCCATCCTTTTCTTTTTTCACCCACTTCGCAAAGCGTTTGCTAGGTCGTATGATATTTATCAAAAAAGAATATTGGAGTTTATTATCGAGGTGGTGGTTGCAGTTCATCATGTTTGCGGCATGAATACTATCCGCAAAGTAGGACAGAGAACGATTCGTTAGCCAAGGACTATACGTCTTCTCGGCGAGAGTGTCATTCTCCGTACCTTTCATCAGGTTCTTCTTGGTCGAGTTGATCGAACTTACGAAGTCGAACGGTTTCATCGCTACGGCCTTTCATTATCACGTCTGCAGACTTGTCAAAGAAATCTG